GTCAGAATCTGTGAAATATCTGTAGTGAGTTCCCTCTACAGTGATTAAAGCGTTGTTGGCTGGGGCGGTAGTGAATATGACACGCCCATGGTCTTTTTCAAGACGATAGCCAGAAGGGGTGGGGATTGTTGCCCCGTTAACCTTTACTAAAAGGGTGTTAGGGTCTACGGGCTTTACATCCACGTAGAAAATCTTGTTAGACCCGTCTCCGCGGTCCTCCCAAGTAAACTGCTTGGGTAGATCTCCGAGTTCTGTACGAACCCTAGAAACAAGGTCAGAAATAGACGCCACACCTGCTCCTTATACCTAGACGCACGTTAAACATATAATCCCATGCGCTTGTTATTTCAGTCCTTATAAACGAAACGACGGGCCCGAAGACCCGTCGCTACGTAGAGACTAATCTCAGATGACTCCTGCTAGATAACCTTTTTCATGTAGGTGTTCCGCAACAGCTTTGGTTACTTTGTACTTCTGACCCGCCTTAAACGAGTAGTAGTTTCCTGCACCAAGTGTCATAGATTCGATGTCTGTAATAACGCGAATCTCTACGGTCTCTCCTTCTTGATTGCCAACAATCTTAACCTCATCAACAACAATTGCTGGTTGGTTAGGCTTTGTAGCATCAAGGACTTCGGTCTCTAGTTTAATCTGAGCCTCAGCCGTAGCAAGGGACATTTCTTCTGAACGCTTTTGAATCTCATCAATGTGCTCTGCAACGAGAGCATCACGCTTACGACCTGTTACGTCGTTAGGGTTTCTGGCCACTTTGTATCCTCCGATATATTGACTGTGAAAGTTTGTGTTGGGGGCGAGCGGACCCGCCCCCAACTTTACTGCTTAATTAGTTGGTTTCTGCAATCACAACAGCCTGGTCAGTGATTAGACCTAGACCGAAGATTGAGTACCAAGCAAGTGCATGCTCACGACCGAAGTCTAGAATACCGCCATCGCGGAGTTCGACTGGAAGAGAGATTGCGTGACCGAATGCGTTATCTCCAATGAAGATAGCTGCATAACGATCCTTGTTACCGTTACCCTGCTTTGTAGTTGGGGTTACGTATCCGCCACCAGGTGTGATGGTTGGAGTTACTGCTGAATCAGCTGAGTAACCTGAACCTGCACCGTTTGGCACCTTGAGAACCTGAGTGGTCTCAATGAAAACTGTGTCATACAAACGGCCGATTTCGCCGAGCATGAAGTTTCCTGGAGCTGCGTACTTCGTGACTTCAATAAATTCTGGCATGTCACGGAGCTTACGGCTCTGGTGTGGGTGAACGAATGCCACGTAGGTTTCACCCAACCGTGGAATGTTCTTGGTTGCAAGGGTCTCTACTGCATCCTTCACGGTACGTGGAGTGAAGTAGTAGGTACCTGTCATAGCTGCACGGTTAGCAGCGGTTGTACCGTCTGCATACCAGTTGTTAACAGCTGTTAGAGCGCTGCGGTCTTCACCATAGATGGTTGAGGTTGCAGCGTAGAGTGTGTCGCGTGATAGTTGATCTAGATAGATCGCCATGTTACGACCAAGCAGACGTGAGGCAGATGCCATTACGTCATCAAATGAAGCGTTGAGTAGCAACTCAGAAACAGCAAGAGCATAACCATGCTCAGTTACTGTGATTGAGAATTGCTGTGCGGTCAACGCGTTGGTTTGCATACGCACACCTTCGACAAGTGCTGATGCAAAGCCGAGGTTGTTGTAACGCATGAAGTTAATTTGTAGACCAGGTGCAACACCAAGTTCAGTCTTCTTGACTGCAAATTGCTCGAAGCGAAGGATTGGCAGAGCCTGGAAAAGGATTTCCTTTGACCAGATCTGTTGAATCGCCTGAGTTAGCTGGGTGTTGGTACCTGAGTAAGCTGTGGGTGCCGCAGCGAGATTGCCGGTACCCGTGATTCCAGATGCCATTTAGCTATAGCTCCTTAGTTTGGATTTGGGATTGGGTTCTTTATCCGAACAGACCCGTTTGTACCCCACGAGCTTGAGGACTCATGAGTTTGTCTCTGTACTGTGCGTATTCTTGAACTGACATGGCTGCAATTTCTTGAGCCGTAAAGTTACGTTGCGACGTATTGTTTTCCAATGGTCCGGCTGGAGGCAAGGTTGCCCTTGTCCCCGTCATATCTCGACGTGTGGCCTGCATTGCTGCCTGCGCTGATTCGAGAATTCTTGATGAGCGTTCTTTCAAGCCTTCGATACTTGCATCAATCTCTTCGCGGGTATTACCTGCGATTAGATCCATAAGTTCTGGCATGATATTTTCACGCTCTTGATCTACACGTTGTGCACGGTAGTTCTGGAGGTCAGTAAATAACCTCTCCTGCTCCAGTAGAGCGAAGGCTCGTTCGCGTTCCTGACGCTCACGCTCCAACTGCTCTTGCCACTCGTTTTCTTTAACTTTAAGAAGTTCACGAACCTCAAGTTCTGACTCACGTTCTTCTTTAGCCTTAGCTTCAGCAGCGGCTTGTAGTTCCGCCTGCTCTTGTGCTAAACGAGTAGCCTGCTCTTCTTTTTCACGACGAAGAGAAGCAACTTCATCTTTTAATTGTTCGATCTGTGGATAAAGTTTATCTTTTTCCTGTGAACGAACTTTTGCTAGATCTTCTTCAGTATAAAACTTTGAGTTAACTGAAGATGTTGTAACAGTAGGCGCGTCAACGCCCGACACATTTACAACTGGAACAGTTCCTGCTTCGGCTGCGAAAGCCTCTGCAGCATTTTCTGCGACTTCTGACATGCTTGATTCCTTTACATCCTAGGGGTCGTTATCCGATATGAGAGCACGTATGACCTAACGTTTTGCAGTATTAATTTTTCTATTAAGTGCGAAAATAATCAGCCTAAACTGGTTATTTTTCGTACTCTTCTGGTACACGCCTCTGTGGGAGTTGTGTGCCATAAGCTTCGGTTACTAGGCGGTTTCTTAGGTTCGCCTCTGCGTTCATGGTCATCTGAGAGGCTTCATCTAAGTAAGGGGTAGCCGTATTTGGCTGACCTCCCATTGGGACGCCATTCTCTGGACTCATGATTGGTTGACCTGCCTGGCCGTCTGGACCTGGCATCATTCCTGTAAGACTCATAATTTCTTGTGCGATGGAGTTCTTAACCATCTGTAGGGCGCCATCTGCCTTAGCATCATCAATAAGTTCTTGTCTGATTTCTTGAATCTTCTCTGCTGGGAACTCTTCTCCAAGAGCACGTAAAGCGCCTTCTTTAGACTCAAGTCCTAATGACATCTTGGTTTGAATTTCGTTAAGAGCAATCAACTTATCTAGTGGCAAAGGCTGAGGGAAATGAACAATAGATCTGTAGGTAATATCGTCATTTGGATCTAATTGAGGCAACTGACCCGGCTTTAGTGGGGTGCTAGTTGTAGGGTTCCAGGTAAAGGTTTCAGGCTCTTTAATTGCTAGGTTTAGAAGAATAAGTTCATTTACTCGCTCAAGACCATTTGCGTATTGAATAATCTTTTGATGATAGCGGTTCATCAAAGGCTGGAATTGAATAGAAAGAGCAACACCAGAGGTGTTTGAAATAGGTTGAGCTTGACCAAGTGCCGTTTCTGGCACACCAATCATTTCGTGCATTGACTTCTTGAGCATTGCCATGTATTCCATGGCACCCTTTAGTCCTTGCGCCCCACCTTCCAAATTTTCAACACGGGCATCTTTAGGTAGTCCGCCCCAGACTTTATTTGCACCTTTTTCGAGCTGCGAAGCTTTTGCTCCAATGATAACTGTAACCGGCGCAGCGTGATAATTGATAATGTCAGCCACATCAGTAGCAGTTTCGTTATAAGTCCTGTTAATGCTAATAATGTCGTTGCAATCAGATAGACCCCAAGGAGAGCCACTGATGCGAACGTTCGGAATATGTACAACAGGAATAGTGCCAAGCGGGTTAGGACGAGAATCAATAAGTTCATCGTTAATGTACTCTTCAATAACATCGTCCGTAAGAATTTCTGTATATGTAAATACTTGACGAGTTCCTTCCAAAGACGTTCCCCAGAAGCGGTACTTAAGCTTAAAACGAATAAGGCGTTCACGGTCATGAGGATGAAACTCTGGGAAGCAGAAAGATGAGTTAAGGGGAAGGATACGAACGCGGCCGGGATGGACCCTACCAGCAGGATCTTTATATTCTTCTTCATAGGCGACCTTGATGAAGCAGTCACCAGAGACCGTACCTTGCTGACCAATTTCCCAAAGGACTGTTGCTTTATTGTTGTCAACCTCCCATACCCTCTCAAGAAGGTCTGGGACAATTGCCTCAGTTTCCTTCGGGGAGCGGAATTGGACTCCTTTACCGAAAGTAAAGTTGATAATAAAATCTGAAAACGCACGATAGTAGTTTAACGCTATCTGAGATTCGCCGGTCTGTCGGCGATAAGAATAGTGATGACCTAGGTACATTGCCCAGTTCATCGAATAGCGATTTAGTCGCGGACCATGTACTTCAAATTCTTCATCTGCTAGTTCTACTAAACCTAGCGGAGAAATGGAGATAGTAAGATCGCTAGACGCCGCCCTATAACTGGGTGGTGAAAAGTCAATCGAACTCACTTAGCACTCCTAAACTGATAGGGCGCAATCGTAGCAAAAACTACTTTTTGACGCCTTCGCCTTTGATAAGACCGCGACCAACTGGCTTGGTCACTTTCTTCATAACCTTCTTTTTTTCTTTATCTTTCTTTTCCTCCACGTAGTCTCTCATCCTAGGATCTATGTCCTTCTTTGAGTTGACGTACTTTCCGCCCTTCATTGAGTACTGAGAATGTACCCAGTGAGCAGATGCTGGAGAGGGATATTTTGGAAACTTACTTTTAGCCTGAGTAACAATCAAATTATAAAGACGAGGATTAGCAGGAATCTGCTTAGGACCCTGTTGAACTGATTTACCTGAAATTAGCGCCATAGCTATCCCTTAATAAGTTGTCCTGCCCCGGGTTAATGCTAAGCAAATAACCTATTTAATACGAGGCAGGACTCCTTAAATTGTTAGTCGTTTACTACCGCAGGATTTTGTTTTTCCTGATGTCCGCCATCACGGAAAACACGCTCGAAGTCGTTCTTGCCATGGTCAGCAAAAGCACCTGTAGAGAATTCTCCAAGATGATCTGGTGCTGAAACCCATGCAGCTGAACCTACGTGAGCACGCTCACGCATTGTCTCTTCTGCGGTCTTTGTGTGAACTGGGGCATTGCGGTTAGGGCGACCTGCTGCAGGCTTATATCCCTGCTCTGCTCCCGTAGCAAATTGTGCTGGAACATCTGTGTCAGTTGCGACACCTTCTTCGAAACGAAGTGGTCCGCGTTGACCTGGTAGTGCGCCCGCCATTTTACGGTCGTAGACGTTGCCAGGACGTTCTGGGAACTTAGGTGATGGTGCGATTGTCATATATGACTCCTTATTGAAGGTTGAGGGCCTCAGGTAAAAGTATCCATCAGTACCAGAGAAATCTCATAGTAAAGTCGGGACTATCTGCCATAAAATGGGGATGAGGACATTTCTACTTGGGGCATGGTTAAATCCATAGTTAAGGCACAGGCAATGGCTAGGCTATCTGCATAATCATCATGGGCATGGGCTTCTTCTGGGGCATGTGCCAAAAAGTTAGGACCTTGAAACTTTGTCTCTAAGTCCGTCATTTGTTGGTAAAAACGCTTCCAAGATCTAAGACGTCTTGTCTTAGCGTGGGCTGGCCAACCAACCATTCGCCTATCAATTAACGCCTTTAAGTGTTTCCAACGTTTAGATTGTTCTTGCTGGCTACTGCCAACTGAATGAACTTCTGCTCTTGGTAATAGTAGTTTTAAACGTTGAGCAACAGCATCTCCGACACCATTTGCGTCAACTCCAACTGCTAGTACATCGTAGTTAGATAAAAAGTTAACTATTTGAAAATACTGGTCTTCCCAATCGTCTCCTTGGATTTCTAACCAGTTTAAGACTCTGTGGTCGAAGTATCCGAATTCGTCCGGCCTGTCCCAGTCGACCCATACCACCGTGACGACCGTTGAGTCCATCTTCCGTGCCGGGTCAACTCCCACCACCACAGGCGTTCTGTGCCAAGCTTTAACAACTTCTTGCGAAGTGTCTCCCAATTCATCCATGACTTGGGATGTGACGAACATACCTCTCTCCAACAACCACTTACAGTTGTAAGACATTTGAAATTCATCTGAGTCTTCGCCAATCCTAAGCATTTCACGTTTAATGAATTTGCCGTAATTAAGGTTTACTTTAGAGACTTCTTTCCAGTCCCACTCAAAATGGTTTTGTTTTGCTCCGCGACTAGTCTGACGTCTCTTGTTCAATTGTATGCTTTTATAAAAGTTATTTTTGCTTGTAGTAGGGGTGCCGGTCTTAACCATTGTTCCTGAGTAGTATGCCAACATAGGGGAAATAGATTTTGAAACCACAAAGTCATCAGCCTCTTGGCACTCATCAATAACTACAAGGTGGAAAGACTTAGACTCAATCTTTGCCCTAGGGTTTGCAGTCATCATGGTTAGACTTGACCCAGAGTTCTTTAAGCGTATTTGTCGTGTTACACCTGGAACTTTACCAAGGCTGTCATCAATTTCTGGATCACCAAGAATCTCTATTGCACGCTCACTAGTAAGACGATTTACTGATCTACCAAATAGAGTTTCAACCTGACCTTCAACTGGAGCAAACATTCCTATCCAAATTCCATCTTTAAACTTACCAAGAAGATCTGGGTACATACGCGCTAGTCGAGGTAGTAAAACCATTAATGTCACTACAGTATTTGCAATTGTTTCTGATTTACCTGATTGACGAGCTGCAAGCGCTGTTACTTCTTCGCCATCATTAATAAGTACGGACTCAATAATTCTTCGAGCCAAAGGTTTTTGATATGGGTGCAGGTCATGTCCGACTAATGCCTCCATAAAGGTCATAGTCTTTTCGATAAGCTTGTCTACAAAGGCTCTCGATAACTCATCTAAACCGTCATCTTCTTCTGGCGGTAGATCGTCTTCTTCTTCCTCGACAAGGATCTCGTCTTCTTCTACAAATTCAATATCACTCATACTTACCTAAGTCTAGAATAAAACACAAAGCCTTGGCTTTTAACCAAGGCTGAGTGCTGCCACACGGGGAGAAGGAAGTGAGGTAGGTAAATTATAGAGCAATTAAGAAATCTTGGTCATGCGGGTGTGCAGTTCGTCCACCACGGCATGGATAGCCTCGGCCCCAGT